CCAGCTAATGACGAAATAAGGGATGCGCTAAAAGAAGTTACAGTTTCTAGATAATCATTAGTGCTCAGTCCTGCTGTCTTCCAAGCATTTGAAGCTTGTTCCATGACTTTATCAGCACCTTCTGAATATTGAGATGAAGCTTCTTGTGCAGAAACTCCTATTTCCTGTAACTGAGTTACAAATTCGCTCATCGATTGTGTAGGTGTGAATAATGTCTCTACACCACCAACAAGTTGCTCGTATTCCGCATAACTCTTAACCGCTGATGTTGTTAATGCTGCAATTCCTGCTGATGCTGCAGTCACTGCAGTTGCCGTTACCTTAGTAACTCCACTTACTATAGTTCCGATTCCTGACACGAAGGCGGTTGTGAATAGTCCTCCTGCAGATGTTCCTGCAGATGAAGCTTCTCCACTCATGAGTTTAGTTAAGCTACTTTTCATCCCCTTGGCTGACGGAATGATCTGGACATACGCTTCCGCTAGTTTAGTTCCCATCTATTAATCTCCTTCGCATTTCATTAAATTCCTCTCCCGATGAATATGTCATAACTTCACTTTCATGTTCTCCTTCACCAAAGAGGATGGAATATACCGATTTATAGTCATCACTGGAAATAAAAACTCTATTAACCGAATCAAGAAGAAGGGCTAATAATCTTTCGTCCCACCTACTTGAAGGCATTCCCAATAACTTCCTGTATATTCTCGATTCTTCCCTTAAACCAACTGAAAAAATCGCCACCTTATCAACAGGAAGCGATTTATAGTCATAAATGTGGTAATATTCAGCCAGGTCACATATTAGTTCATCCTCGCCTACAGCAATCATATGGGCGAGGATAGTTAGTTTTTTGCGTCTTTATTTGCATCCTTAATGGCATTGATAATCGAAGTAATCTCCTCATATACTAACTCCTGTGGAATGAAGCCATCATTTTCCGATGCTATCTTATCCATTAACTTTTTGGCTCCATCTTCTCCGAGCATAAACTTAGGAAGTGAGGTTAAGCCTCTAAGCATTTCGGATGCATCTTTAGACTCAGCCATAGCCAATAATTCAACATAACGAAAGTCATTTATTTTTCTCTCGTCAACTTCAAATTCAAATCCTGATGATGTAACTCCAGTAATCATATTCCCTCCTTATCCTACTGCTTCTCCAGTTTCTCCAGTTGCTCCAGTTGCTCCAGTTGCTCCAGTTGCGCCAGTTGCTCCAGTTGCTCCAGTTGCTCCAGTTGCTCCAGTTGCTCCAGTTGCTCCAGTTGCCTTAATGTATTCATGATGAGTATTGCCTTCAGCGTCTGATGGATATGCTGAGAATGTAGTGTCATAACCAACGAGGGCTGAATCTGAATAAGTAATATCAGCAACTGCTGTAACCTTAGCCTGTGGAATAACTATTCTCTTTAATGCGCCATCGCGAAGTACCATATCAATGACGAGCACTCTTGTAGCTGCCTCTTTAGAGTTAGCTTTAATATGAATACCTGTCTCAAGAGTTCCAGTTACATTGTCATCACCATATACTGACTTTAGTACAGCGATGTTAGTGGTCTCAATAAGTACCATCTTAAAGGTATCAGGTTTTTCGGTCTGGGCATCATATACTCTGTCACCACCCCAAGCCTTAAATGATGTGCTTGAAGGTGAGTTAGAGTTAGTAACACCTGCATCCGAAATAAACCCAAGGCACTCATATGCACTGCCCAGGTCAGATGTAGCATCTGTAGGAGTAAGTGTTCCCTTTGGTGCAGTCCATACTGCTCCTCCTACTTTTGGTTTGCCAACATTAACATTATTAACTGTATTTGCCATGTTTTTATCCTCCTAATAATGATTGATATCAAATACAGCTTGATATCTGTATTCTTTAGTTTCTGTATCTGTATAGTTATAGTTTGAGTTGAGTTCAACTCGGCATATATCATCAAGCTCAATAAGGTCATTCATTGCATTGATGACATCATCATTAAGCTTGGCCGCTTTATACATTGAAGTGTCGTACGACTGAATGGCTATAGTGGACGAACCCATGAACCTTCCACTTCCTCCTGTTTTCTCAACAAACACCATCCTTCCGAATGGTCTCGCTGGTTTCTCAGGAAGCACAGGACAATCAAGCTTAGTTTTAAGGTAGTCGCATATAACTTTCTCTATTATCATCCTGTCACCGCCTTTAATATCGTATTATCTTCTGCATTCTTCTTTCGTGTAAGATAAGTAGTAGCTCTGACTGATGCATTAACTCGATTAGGCCCCGTCCAGGTTGTCACTTCATGACCAGTTCCAAGCTGTGCCAATGCATTGTCAGCATACTCTTTGCATAAGTTCTTAGCTTCTTCGGAGCAAAGCAATTCTCTTACTCCATCTTCATTAAGCACTATCTTCACATCACCCATAAGCTTCCACCCTTACATTCTGCCCCCATGCTAGAGGGATATTCTCAGGCTCTCCCTTCATTGGATAGCCTATTGTTCGGAATTTCATGCCCCAAAATGATACGGTTGTGTCATACCAATTATGTGCATCACCTTTAGGGATTCCCAAAACATACTCTACACGCTTACCATACAGTTCCAAGGTCGAAGTTATATCATCGGTAGATGGGTTACCAATCAACACTCCGTCAACATTGACTTCAGTTTCTTTGTATACATCTGCTCCGAATTCATCTTCACCTATCTTCGTTTTAACTGTTAGTTGGACAGTTGTTGTTTTAAATCCCACCACTATCCTCCTTTAAGTCTTCAAGTGGAGAATGGCTTCCGATAGCATTGCCACAGCCAAGCATCTTCTTCTCGGTTTTGCTGACATATAATTCGCCAGTAGCTCCACCAGAACCAATAGTCCAACTGTTGGTATAACTTAATCCTGTCATTGAGCCTTGAGACGCTCCAATAGGTATTCCCATATCAGCACCATCGCCCATAACGCGAACAAGCATTCTGCAAGATACTCTTTTCTTTATATCTTCTGTGGCTGATGTATTGTACTGGTCAATCATCACTGCAGCATCATCAAGTAAGACTCCGCATCGAGTCTGTTCATCAGCACTCATAGTTCTGCTCATTCTTGCCTGAACATCAGCAACTGTAGCATATGCCATTTGTACCACCTCACTTCTTCTTTGTTGCCTTTGTCTTCTTGACTGCAGGCTTTTCAACTTTCACAGGCTCAATTTTTGGCTTATCAACAATAAGTTCATGTCCTGCTTTTATGTATTCATCAATCCTGCTGTCTTCGACATACATTACTGTCTTAGTAATACGGTTTTTGAATTTAACCATATCGCCCTCCTTATACTGGCATCTGGATATGTCTTAACAGATGTCCGCATCCAGCTCTTGAATCCGTATAGATCGGAATATTTCCTTTTCTGCATAACTCACAGAAGTAAAGGTCTTCCGACAGCATACCTCTATGATCATCAGCATAATTAACCCAATCATACCAAGGATATTTGAGCTTACGGAATACATCGGTCTTGATCAAGGCACAGCCCATTCCTCCGCCATGTATCGCTACTTTATACACTCCTCCATCTTTAAGCTTGTTGATTTCTTCGGACTTAAACTCGGATTCTAAAGGGTAGTTGAAATAAACATTTCCTTCATCATCGTGAAGCTTACAAATTGAAACTCTGCCAGTATACATATTATCTGCATTACGATGCGCATAATATCCAAGGCATACATCCTTGGCATCCTCAAGCATATTAATCAGCACATCCTTTGGGAGAGTTACATCGTTGTCAACCATAAGAACATAGTCAACCCCTTTGTCTAATGACATCTGAGCGATTCTGTTTCTTGCGGTTGCACAGTCATATCCTCTGACAAACTCAAAAATGCATTCATGTTCACCTTTATCCAGGTTATATATCGACCTGAATGTATCAGGTGTTATATTCTCGAATGTGGGAACAGCAATCAGTATCTTCATATTAAACTCCTTATTAATTCACAAATCCTTTCAACCGAATGACCATCACACTTTTCCGCAACAAGCTTTATACAGGACTTCTCTACTTCGGTCAGCTCGTTTGCTTTCCTGATCATTTCAAGTAGTTCCTGCTCTGTAGTACAATATCTTGAGGAATACTGTGCTGGGTAATCCATATACATTCCACGAGTATCGAGATATCCTTTGGACTTATCAAATAACACTGAAGGCTTATTCAATATATATCCGTCAAATATCACTGTACTGTAATCAGATATCACCACATCACAGTCATACAAAAAAGGAGCTGTTGGCAGATATGCTTCAAACTCCTTAATATGCTTGTAAGTCCTGTTCAGTATGCTTTTAGTCATTGTATGAGGCTTGACCGCTAATAATTCATCGTCAGTCAAGTGGTCATCGAGCCATTGCCAGTCTATATCTGGCATTGGTGTTTCTTCTCGTGATCTATATGTTGGAGCATACAAGTATGCCCTTTTTGTAGCCAGCTCCGTCTTGCCATCACCTTTTTTCTTCCCGATATACTGATCCGTCCTTGGCATTCCTAATGGTAATACCTGTGCTTCACTTATACCTGTATACCTAGCTACCAAACTAACCATTGCTGGACTAGCATTGATTGCATAAGTAATAAGTTCAGCATCCCTTTGGCTCATATATGGATGAGGCTGTTCGAGCCCAGAAGTTTTGCCTCCGTCGATTCCGTGACCAATGAAAATGGCAATGCCAGGTGTCATAGTTGGAAACTCATCACAAATCATCACATCATACTTACCCGACTGTATATCTGGATGATGCCTCCATGGGTCTACTTGCACAAACGCTTTCGACCCATCATATGCATCGTATACCGCTTTAAGATTTTCAGCTCTTTCAAGTGGCTTAGTTCCTGCAAACAGTACTGGTTTATCCACCTGTAGCACCTGTAGCACCTGTAGCACCTGTAGCCCCTGTAGCCCCTGTAGCCCCTGTAGCCCCTGTAGCCCCTGTAGCACCTGTAGCTCCGCCAACAGTAACAGTAAACTTGTTAAATACAGAAGTATCAGCACGGAAGCCAATCTCAATTTCTGCCCTAACAGCAAACATATTCTGCTGGAAGAGGTTGATTGTCTGTCCATTACCGATCTCAAGTGTAGCCTGATCTGAAATAGTGATATCAACACCATTAACGATTCCGTACATAGCCTTTGTCCAGTCACCAACAAATCCAACTGTATTAGGATTTGCAACAGTAGTTCCCTCGATGTATGAGCCCTTTGAAATCTTAACAGGCTGACCAAGGATCATTGGAACTGCTCCTTCTGC